GGCAATTAACATATGATTTAAAGTTGTGTAAAGAGAGAATAAACTCAATTCAAAGTGAGGCGAATCTATATTTTGATATAGAAATGAATAAAACATTACAAATTGAAGTGAAGAATAAGATAGCGCTTATTCAATAATTGTCAAGCTCCCAACTTGTAGGACTCACCTAGAAGTGGAACCGATAGTAAGCCGGGATCCTTTTATCAAGTTAGATAACTTTCCTATGTGGTAGAACCAACGTGGAATTTTAAAATTGCTAGTTGAATTAATCGATTTAATGTGTGTGGGAATTATACAACAAATTTTCACTAAATTTGAAAAGACAGTTGTGAGTCTCTTTGTATAAAGGCGAAGTATACATTAATAGAATTAACAAGGCGACCAGAGATACTGGTAATCAACGAGGCTCAGCCAGGAGACTTAGTGTACATGGCCATTTAATTTAAAAATGAACCCCCCCCCAGTTAACTGCGAAACTATAACCAGTGAAAAAGCATGTAGTCATGTCGCGCCCTCAGAAGGTATTGTAAATAATGTATTTAGTGGATTGGCAGAAGAGACAGGATATACTGTTGAAGAATGGATAATTATCTTTTCTTTCACAACAATGGTTTATTATTTTGTTTTATTTTGCACCACAAAGTGTTTGTTGTGGATTAGAAATGATAGTAAGTTTGTAGTACATAGTGATTGTGAAAATGAATTTAAACCAGAAAATCATAAAAATTATAATAGAAGTGTGTTTCAAAAAATTTGTTTAATTTTGTGGAAATTGTGGCGTTTATTTGAAAATTTTTTATATTTCTTGGAATTGTGTGATATTGTTTTAACTAAAATAGCTTTGATATTTGTTGTAATTAGTTTGTTTTCCCGAGCAAAATTTGTTCGATCATATCTCTATTATTATTTGTGGTGGTTCGTTGTTCCTGTAGTAATATTTAAGGTTTTTTATTTAATTATTTGTATGAATGTTGATGTTGGAGAAATTCGTGATTATGTTAAGGACTATATTGTTTTCTCACCTGATGATTGTATTGAAAAGAAGGAAGAAGATTTGCATTTCTTTAATATTAAAGAATGCAAGCAATGTAAATTGTGTAAACTGGATTTTCCCTTAGATGAAGTTGATGATTATTGTCGATTTTGTGAACCAATCAACATACATGGTTTTTTTGTATGTGGCTTTTGTGGAGATAAGTTTCCTATGAATGGTGTTCATATCATACGATCTGATTATGGAAATATGACTAGTTTGTGTGATTCTTGTCATATCATATATGCAGAAGATGTACCAGAATTAGAAAATCTTAATGATGATTCTTTTGTTGTTCATAGTGACAGTCAAAATGTGTTTGATCCTTTACATCACAAACCTATTAATCAAACTTGTCATGTTATTTCTCAAGAAGATATTGATAAAATGTTAAATGCTATTAAAATTGCACGAGAAAATGGTGATTTTCATTTTGAAGTTCATAGTGATCAACCTAGTGAATTTAATAGTGATGAATTTGCACGTAATAAATGTTCTCAAGAAATTTGTGTAAAACGTTCAAAAATTAAGATTCATAAAGCTTCACGTGGTATGGCTCCAAAATTGCAAAACTATGGTTTTGCTGATGGATGTGGATTCACTGTCATTAGACCTAAAATTGATCCTAAATGGAAATGCCCAACAGGAATAGTATTCGAAGAACCCTTTTATAGGGGTATTGAATTAAATTCCTTTTTGTTGGATTTAACTTTTGATCATGTTGATCAATTAATTGGTTCTTATTGTACTTTATCTCCTTCAAAATTTGAATCTTTTGAACAAAAACAATTATTCATTGACTTCAAAAGAGGATTGTGTATGGTACGTAGGAAATGGAATCAATCTGAATCTGGAGTGCGTTGTTTGCGTGACTTTTTAGCCGCTTATCAAACAGTTCAAAAATATGATAATAGAACATGTTTATCTAGTGCACCACCTAACCAGAAATTTGAAAAACATAATTTAATTAGGTTTCAAAAAATTCCTGATGAATTTTTTCAAAATTCTGGTAAAGGCAAATTTATTTTGGAACCATTATTAATACAATCTTGTATGTCAAGAAACATTCTCTATACAATTATAGAGAAGTGTAATGTTAAATCACAAATGCTTACAGTTCAGAAGATAAAATCGGTTTGTTCTCAATATATTAAAGATAAGAAAACCCGAGAAGAGTTGTTAGAATATTTTGAGACTAGATGTTATATTTGGCGTAAAAATTGGAAAGAACCAAATTATTCCTCTCTTAGTTGGCTCGTGCCATATGTTCCAATAGAATGGTACAGTTACCATGTTAGAGATGATGAAGAGTTTCTCCAGCTATTTCGAAATTTGGCACTTGAGCTTAGAAATTGTGTTTTACAATTTGTTAATAGATATTTTGATGTATCCTTGATGAGTGTAGAAGAGCGAGCTTCTCTTAAAAAGAACCGTATTATGTTTTTTAGAGAGCAAATGAAAGCACCAGATATACAAGAGCGATTTTTGGCAGGAGAAGATAAACAACAAATTGTTGATAGTATTTATGCAAATAATAGTGAGGATATTTTTTCTGATGCTATGAAGACAAATGAGATGGTTCATTTTTCAGATATTAAAGTGCGTGATCGTATTAGGAAAATCAAGAAAGAGCGAGATAAAAAATATGGTTTTGATAATTTTGAAGTTCATTCATGGAATGGAATATTTGTTGGTAGTACAATTTTCTCTTTCTTCTTATACTTTGTGTATCTTAGAATGTTGGAATTGTTAAATAAACTAGAACCACATATTAATAGGCTTAGTGTAACTACAGATAAAGCTACTCGCATTGTTGATAAAACAGTTCAAAATGCTATCAAGATTGATAATGTAATTGGTAATTTTGAGAAGTTTTTTTCTGAAGATTCTATACCAGCGGAATATCGTATGTTTGTAACAGCTCTCAAGATTTTGATAACATCAATATATTTTGCTTGTAAAGGTGATTTTAGTTTAGCAGCTAATGAGATTTCGCATTTGCCGTTCTTGTACCCTAGTTTACTCATTAAACTTAAAGATAAAATTTTATCCTTTTCAACACCTAAGCAAACCAAAGATGATGAATTTAATGTTCATGCTGAACCTACATTTATAGCTCCATTTATAGATATAATTAATGTTTTTAAAACAGAAGATTTAACTAAATCAGAAATGTCTGAAGCTAATGTTCGATTCCAGTATATATTTAATAGTAAAAGATTTTGGGATGATAAAGTTTCTATGCTCAAAGGTATAGCTTCATGGTTAGGTCGAGAGTTGTTTGACTATGATCCATTTGACAAAGATTATGATATTTTCAGTCGTAAATTATTATCCCAGATTGAATATATTGATAAGGTTTTGTTGGAAGAGAAAAATATGATAACTGATCATATGTTGTGTAAAAAAGTTCTTAGTGTTTATAAAGAATGTACAGAATTAAATAATAGTGTTAAGATGAACTTAGTATCTACACATTTAAGGTCAATTTTTGCTGATAGATTTAAACATATACAACGTATGGCTGTAAATGCAGAACCAATATTGAAAGGTACTGTTAAAAGAGCAGAACCTCTCAGTTTGCTTTTTACTGGTCCTCCTGAGGTTGGAAAGTCAACAGCTATTGAGGCTATAATGCAAGGTCTTAGTGTTAAAAATGGTTTTGATTTTGATCAGACTTGTGTTTTTAATGTTAATTTGAAGAATGAACACCAGGATACATACAACAATCAATATCATTGTTGGTTAGATGAGGTTTTTATGAATGCTGATCCAAAGGTTAGAGCTGAGCATGCAGAAATGATTATTAAGATGATTAATACAGCACCTCACCCTCTAACTATAGCAAAATGTGAAGACAAAGGTCAAGTTTTCTTTAATTCCAGAGTTTTGTACTTAACTACCAATGTTGCGAATGAAGGTTACCAAATATGCCAATTGCAGGCAGGTCTACAAGATAATGAAGCTTTCTGGCGAAGAATGCATTTGATAATACATAGAGAAGAAAAGTATAATATGGAAAATGATATTTATAAAACTGTATTTATAGTACACAAGTGTCGTTTTTTTCCAGAATTTGAAAAGAAAAAGATGACTGTTGAGCAAATAGTTCATTTAGCTTATAAATGTCAAAAAAGGCAAGATGAATTACGTAATTGCAATATGCACACTAAAGAAAAGCTTGAATCTATGTTTAAGCCACAATCACTTGCTTCTGAAATGGTTGTTTATGCCAATCAGTATTTTTCAGTGGTCAAATCAGATGATAATTATAAAAATCTGTTTTATGGATTGATAATTTTGAGTTCAACTTTGGCCATTGGATATGGTATCTATTCTATGTTCACGCAGAATGAATTTGAGTCTCAGGCATACAGTACTGAACAATATAGTAAAAAATATCCAAAGCCTCATTTAACTAAACAAATGAAACAAGCAATTGTAGATAGAAAGTTTAAAGTTCAAGATAAGCGAAATAATTTTTTATCTTCATGTTTGGCTTTGTGTAAATGTTTGACACATGTTCAAATTAGTGTCAATGGTTTAATTTACAGTGATTCTAAATTTACTCATATAAAGGATGGTTACTTTGTTGGCTGTGCTCATGCTATTAGAGAGTTTCAGGGTTTTGATGCCAAGATTAAAATGGTATGGTCTGGTGGAGAACTAGAATTTACATTACCAGTAGAGAGTATTATAGCAGAAGGTGAAGATTTATACATGTTTAAAATTCCAGATATGAGTAAATTACCCAAATCTATATATAATCATATAATTACTGCAGATAAATGGGAAGATCCATTACCTGGTCGTGCTCTTAAATTGTTGTTCGTTACAAGAGATGGTCAGCCAGATATAGTTAATATTAATCGAGCTGCTTTTGATCATGCACTTAGATATAAACATTCAGGATTTGAGTATATGGTCGAACGTCCACTAACTTACTTTGGAGAATATGAATGTGGTCATTCAGGTGGAATAGTCGTTGCAGAATGTGAGAATGGTATGGCTAAAGTTGTTGCCATGCATTGTGGAGAACAACCTGAAAGAGGCACTGCTTATGGTGTTTCATTACCCTTTCATAAAGAGAGTTTTGATCACATGTTCTCGGTTGCACAGGAAAAATTTAGAGTCCAAAATCTTACAACTAATAATTTTCCTTTTACTGAGTATAGAATTACAGATAAAGTCCATCATGTTCCACGTAAGATGACATTAGTACCTTCACGTATGTATGGATGGAAAGGTGAACCTAAGAAAATACCAGCAATGATGAATAGTTTTGTGTCAAATGGAGTTGAAATAGATCCTTTAGTTGAGGCTTTGAAGAAACTTAGTCAAGATAGAGGAAAACCTATTGTTTTTAGTGAAAGAATGTATAGTTGGTTTTTAAATATGTATAATGGTGGCAAGGAGTTCAAGTTTGTACTAACCACGCTACAATCATTGCAAGGTATACCAGAAATGGGTATTCCTTCTATCATATTAAATACGTCGCCTGGTTGGCCTAAAAATTTACGTCGAAATAAAGGTAAAAGTCCTTATATTTATCGGGATGAAGATGGTTTACTGCAATTTGAAACAACATTCTTAAAGGAACTTAATGATGACTTAGAAAAGTTAAAACGAGGTGATCCAATAGAAGTTGTTTTTTGTGATCTCTTGAAAGTCGAAACACGTGATGTGGCTAAAGTTCTCGAAGGTAAAACACGATTATTTTCAGCTTGTCCTTTAAATTTTTTGATTTTAATTCGAATGTATTTTTTAGCGTTTTCAATATACATCCAAAGTAAAGCATCAACTCATCCTATTAGTGTTGGTATTGATCCTCATTCATTGGATTGGCAAAAATTGCGTTCAAGATTGTTGAGCAAAGCTATGTCGATCATAAGTGGAGATTTTAAAAATTATGATGGAACAGTACATGAAGCATTAATTTGGGCTTTTTGTAGGTTGGTTAATATGTGGTATGATGATGGAGAGGAGAATGCTGAAATAAGACGTAGATTAATTTACTATATTGTTAATTCAACACATGTAATTTATGAATTTATTTATCAGTTATCTCATGGGAATCCTTCAGGTAATCCATTTACTTCTATACTTAATTCTGTATGTCTGATGATTATTATGTATATAGTATTGACAGAAGATTTTAATTGTAGAGAAGATGAATTTGAACTTGCTGTTTATGGAGATGATAATGTTGTGTCAGTTATGAAAGAAGGGTTAACAGCATTAGATTTTGTTGAGCCAATCAAAAGAAGATTCAACATGGATTACACACATAGTTCTAAACAGAATACCAATATTGTAGATACAATTGATACAATAACTTATTTAGGTCGTAAATTTGTTATGAGAGATAACATCTGTCATGCTCCTTTAAATTATTCAGTTATAGTAGAAAGTATTTATTGGTTAGATAGAACTGAAGAATCTGTTGCAATGATTTCTTCTGCACAGTCTTTGGCTGTAGAAGCCTCTCATTTATCAAGACAAGATTTTATGATTCTTGTTAGAGAATTTTTAGAAGCAGTTAGGGAGAGAATGCCTGATTTATATAATATTATTAAAAGTAGTATCAAATCATATGATTACTACTATGATAGTAAGTATACATCTGGTAAGCATGTGAATTTTGGTTTTCGCATACAGTCTATGCAGATGAATGATTTCTGTTCTGAAAATTTGTCGAGAGACGTAAAATCAATTGTAGTTTTAATTCCTGAAATAAATAATACACAAAATACTGACATTACTAATAGAGATCCTATTACTAGTGAACCAGTTCAGAATACACGTATTGGAGAATACGATGATGCCAACCCTGTGGTTTTGAAAGACAGTACTGTGTTGAGACCTGCACATAGAGACTCAACTATGGAAGTTTATAAATTAGACAATAATTTGACTAGAGAATACCAGGTAGGCACTTTTACAGTCTCATCCTCGCAAGGAGCTAATACATTGATAGGGTCACTAGCATTCCCACAAGTTTTATTCAATGTTACCTTTATAGAAAGTATGGTTAAGTTTTATCAGTTTTTTAGAGCTGGCGTTGAAATTTCTATTCGTACTTCATCGAGTAAATTTAATTATGGTATGCTGTTAGTTGATTGGTATCCTTTTAAGTTGGGTGTTGATACAAATGTTGACACATCTCAAGTTAGAACTGGGCGAGATAGTGGACTTTTACGCTACGAAGAATGCAATACTCTAATTATGAGATTTCCATTTATTCATCCACACAGGTTTCTTGATACAACTAGCTATAGTAATGATGAAATTGGTTTGTTGAGTTTGTCTGTTAAATTCCCCCTAACAAATATCAATGGCAACTTTGAGCAGGTTACTGTTTTTGTGACTGCAAGATTTGTTGAACCAGAATTAGTATTTCCATTTTACACTACAACAGTCAGTTTAATGTCCAGAGAGGATAAACAAAAGCAAAAACCTAAGGAAATCGAATATGATTTCATAGTGCATAGTAAAGAAGCTAATCGAAAAGCAAAAAAATAACTCACTATCTTCTGTTTTTGAAGATACAACTATGGCAGTTATGGAGTGTATTAATCCACCATTAAGTAGAGCTGTTACGATGGTCAAGCGTCAGATGGGTCTGGATAAACCTGCCAGCGTTGATGTTAATAATACTCCAGAGTTGAGTTTTCTTCGTAATGACTTCTATGGTAAAGGTATTTCAACGACTAAAGCAGCTACTGTTGATCCAGAGGCACAAATTTCAACTATTCCTATTGCAGAGGGCACTAGTCGTGATGAGATGCGGCTGAGCACAATAGCAATGACTCCTCAAGAAGTTACATCTGTGACTATTGCGTCAACTACTACCCCAATGATTTTATCTTACCCATTCGGGTCAAATGATGGTACATACTGTGATAATGTTTCACAATTATTCCATTGGGTGGCTGGTAGTATGAAGTACAAAATTATGTTTTCGGCACCTGAACAACTCAATGCTAAGGTAGTATTTTATGTTGCCCCAGCAAGTGCCAGCACCAACACTATTAATTGGCAAAATTGTTATCACAAGGAAGTTGATGTACAGGGTCCTACTGATGTAATGTTTACAATTCCATGGATGGAAAAATATTATTTTATTGAGTCATACGAATCTTGTAATCAAGTTCTATGGTTTGCTGTGTTATCTTATTCCCAACCTGTCTCAACCAGTACTACACCTTTGTATATGTTAGTTCTCAAAGCAGCTGGGCCTGATATTCGTTTTGCTCAATTGAGAGACGTGTCTGTTTCGTTTACCCCACATTGTAGTATTAGACGAGATTTTCAACAAGACTTTGCACCTTTGCACCCTAGTATGAGAGCTTTTGTCTCTGAAGGTATTGCTTCTCCTGAAAATGTTGATAGTATGCGTGATTTGACACATATTATGTGGGGATTTAAGACAGTTTCAGGAACTTCGTCAAGATTTGTTTTATATCCATCATGGGTGTATGGGAGCTCAAATACACTTTCTGGAATGTCATTATTAGGTTGTTTTTATTTGTTCCGACGAGGAGGATTACGAATAAAACTTGCTAACTTGCATGAATCTTTCACTGGCGTATTTTTGCGTAGTAGTGATCCGCCAAATGAATATTTACCCACATGTGATTTGGCAACCACCATTGTTCCTCAGATGAGTATAGCTTCTCCATGGTATACACCAGTTAATATGACTGCAACACGTGGGAACAATATTGATGATTCAGATAATATGCAATGCATCCTTAATGGAGGAGCACAAACATGCTATGCTTTTGTTGGTGGGGATGATGACTTCTCTTTTGAGTATATTTTCCCTTTTCCAGCAGGAGCTGCATTTTCAACTACAAATACTAATACTGGTATGCTTGGATTTCGTCAATATATGGGATAAAACTCTATTTTATTTATAACATATTAAAATAGTTTTAATAATTAAAATGTTAAATTAATAATTAGCTTTGTCGAATAATTTTAGTTAGTTAGTTTGTTTATTTGTGATGAGTGAAAGACCCCTAAATAATGCTGCTATACATTAGAACGTTCAACTTTATGTTTTTAGGGGAGCGAACAAATAATCAAATTTTAATTGTGTGAG